GCTAGATTAGTGGCTACAGTTTATATACCTAACCCAGATAATCTACCAGTAGTAATGCATTTAGATAATAATCCTACTAATAATAGAGTAAGTAATCTTCGATGGGGTACACAATCAGACAATATACAACAAGCCTACGATGAGGGTAGAGCCATTACTCCTAAACCTCTATTATCTAGAGGAGAATTACATCCAGGTTCTAAAATATCAAATCGTTTACGATACATCCTAGTAGACTTACATCTAAATTATAAAGTCCCCATACCTAAATTAAAGAAAATCTTTGGTATAAGTATAAGACATATATCTAAGATATGTTCTGATTATAAACGAGGTATAAGGTGGAACTAGATATTTCAGAATCAAGAACTCTTTGGAGTGAGGATTTCCTATTATATTATATAATTTAATTATCTAATTAATGCGTGAACCAAGTATACATATCACTAAGTCTCAATTCGAGGAAATATTAAATACCCTAGAGGTAGATAACTTTCCAGTTGAGGCTTTTTTTGTTATTGCACGTAAAGAGGCAATAAATACTAGAGCAGTGGTTGTTTCTAATAAAGGAACAACTAAGAAAGTAACTAACCTATTACTAGCATCGAAAGGAGATGCTACCCTTGTTGCTGATATTATATATGCAACTCGTATAAAGTTAAAGCATAGAGGGGTTCGTAAAATAAATGAAGGTAATCAAAGGGAATGGGCAAATTGTAAAAAGCTTGCCGAGATATGTAATATATTTTGCCAAGATTTTCAATTAGATACCCGGGAAGGATTCATCAAGTATATTGAGATTGGGTTAAAGAGGATGACTGATTATCGGAATCTGTTACAAAGATTGATCTCAATGCAAGAGAATATCACTAATCAAGTAAGTGCCGAAATAGAATTATCCGAGGATAAAGATCCTGGATATACTAAGGATATACATGATTATTTTATCAAGAGGATAGCTAATGCTACTGGTATCTATGAATCTTATGAAAATCAACCAGAGAAATATGTACATTTCATGAGATTAGGTAAACTTATAAGTGAAAGAGGTTGGAATTCTATTTGGTTTATAGATGCCCAATTTGAATCTCTTGCATGGTGTAATGGATTACCAGAACCCAGTCAGATGTATAATGAGAAAGCCATAGAAAGGTATAATAAGTATTTATATAAGAATAAAAATAAAAAATCCTTAGAAGAGCCAGAAGTTGAAGGCTCGCTTTGGGATAAGATAAATAATTAAAACACAATGTTATGAAAGCTTTAAAATTTTTAGGTAACAGAGTAGAGGATGCAGCTAATGCTTTTATAGATGTCCTCAAGTATTCGGATCAGTCGGTAGACTATCCAGATTTCAATGATATTGAACCTTGGCCAGAAGATATCGTTAAAATGTTTGAGCATATACTTAAGACTGCAAGTTTTTCAGAGACTACTGCAATCCTTATGTATACTCAACAGTCATCTCAATTTGAGGATATAGCCGAACTTATGTTGGGTATTGGTTTGGTAGAAATGAGACATTATGATAAGTTATCTGATTTCTTACTGAAGATAAATCCTCAAGGAGATTATGGTCGTATTGAAATTAATCCTAATATAGAAATCGGCAGTACTTTGAAGGATGCTCTGAAGATTGCTTTAAGTTCAGAACAAGAAACGATTGATTATTATAAAACTATCCTGAATCATATTGCAGTTTACAATGACAGGGCAGATTATGATGATGTGGTCTATTTCTTGAATAAACTGATAGCTGATGAAGAACATCATGTAAAACTTCTCAAGGAAGAACTTAGTCCAAAGGGAAGTACCAGTGCAGCTACTAATAATGGAGCAATAGTAATTATCAGATGAGTAGGATAATTATACAGAATGGGAATATGTGTGAACTAGACTTACCTCTTAAGTTCGCACAGAAACTCTATACCGAGTTTGCCATTCGTCATCCAAATGCCTTTTACTTACGTACAAGGCAAAGAGGTATGCAGAACTGGGATGGTAAGATTCATTATATTAATAAGCATGGTGAATTTAAGATAGGTTTACTTCCTGCAGTATATAATAAATGTATTGAGTATGGAATTAAACCTAAAGTTGTAGATATGCGACAACCTTTACCAAAAGTCAGTAAAGTTGTTACAAGGATAGGAGAATATAAATTAAGACCAGAACAGGAGAAAGCAGTTAAGGCAGTAATTAGTAATAAGATAGGTAAAGCTCCTTTTCAGATTGGAGTTTTAGATTATACGGTTAATGCAGGTAAAACTCTCATCATGTCGTCTCTTTATTTATCCTATAAGAAACAGTTAAAGACTTTGCTTATAACTAATGATTCTGACTGGTTGAATCAAGCTAGAGATGAATTTAAGAAATACCTACCAGGAGAACAAATCACTTTTGTTCAAGGTAAAGTATTAAATTGGAGTAACTTCACTATTGGTATGGTTCAATCAATTTCTCGTAATATGAGATTCTATCAAAAGGAATTATCTCAGATAGATATGGTTTTGGTGGATGAAGCTGACCAAGCCGGTAGTAAGCAATATCAAAATGTACTTACCCATTTATTTAATACCAGAGTTCGTATTGGATTATCTGGTACCATTTATATGAGTAAGCTTGCTAAAGATAAGGTAAAGAATACTAACTTTGAATGTTTCTTTGGTAAGGTATTAGCAGAATTTAAACTCAAGGATTCTATTAAGAAGGGTTATTCTACTAAGACCATTGTAAAGATGGTACCCAGTAAACCATGGTATGGTAATTGGGAATCGGATTGTATCTCTTATAAGGAAATATATGATGATACCATTACAGAAAATAAGGTAGCAAGGGAAATGGCTTTAGCTAGATTAAAATGGAATTTAAGTTATGGCAGATATCCTGCTCTTGTAGTTTGCAAGCATATTGCACACTGTGAAAATCTATATGAATTCTTTAAAAAGAAACTGGGCGATGCCTATAATATATCTTATGTGCATGTTAATACTCCCAATAAAAAGAGACAACAAATCATGAGGGATTTTAGAGAAGGTAATATAGATATCTTGGTATCAACTACCATCATTGCCAGAGGTAAAAACTTCCCTAAGCTTAGGTATTTACTTAATGCAGCATCGATGTTATCTAATGAGAAAACTATCCAATTTTTGGGTAGAATAGTTCGAAGAGATTCTTCTAAGAAAAAAGCTTATATAGATGATTTGATGTATCCTGGTAATTATCTATCCAGGCATGCTAAAGCTAGGAAAAGATATTATCAAACTGAGAAATTGAAAGTAATTTTAGTAAATCACCCAAAACATAAGTTATGAAAGATAACATATTAAATTTTCCTGGTTACCATGTAACTAAAGATGGTAAGGTGTATTCTAGGAAGAATAACCGACATGGTTATTCTGATAAATACCATATTTTAAAAACTAAATATGCGAAGCATGAAGGGAGGCCCTACGTTACTTTAAGAAACCCAAGATTAGGCCTTAAGCGGTTAATCAAGATTCATAGGTTAGTGGCTTTAGCCTACTTACCTAATCCCGAGAATAAACCTTGTGTATGTCATAAGGATAATAACCCATTAAATAATCATGTAGATAATCTATATTGGGGTACACAACTCGAGAATTTAGCTCAAATGAGATCTGATAAACGAGAATATAGGAAGGTTTCTATAAGGGCTCATAGAAGAGTCCTTAGATTAAAAGCTTTGGGATGGTCATCAAGTAAAATTGGGAAACATTTTGGAGTTAATAAGACCTGTATCAATCGAATACTAAATAAATATCCCAGATGAGAAGGCCTTACTAAAAATTAACTAGGAGTACTATGAGTAATTACTTTTCTCCGAAGGGGGAAAATAATTACATCCTATACAAGGACATAGGGCATTAACCATTAAATAATCAATAACAATGATACCTTTTCATAAGATCATAAACAAAATACTAAAGGAAGAATCTACTCCAATCCATGTATTCAATTGTACTTCATTGGTATGGATCTCAGAGATAAGAAGTTCTCAGATAATGCACAATGAATATAGATCGTATTTTTATTTATCTTTCTGTTCTGGGCTACAGGTTAAAGTATATGTAGATACTGATACTCTCTATTCAGAACACCTTGATAATATTAGGAAACTATTTATTAATGCAATCGGTCATTCGTATCTACCTCTGTATGAGGCAGAACTAACTATCGGAAATTCAATTGTAAAACTAACAGAAAAAAAAAATAGATGATTAATTATGGCAAAGAAAAAACAGATGCTTCCCGATTTATCCAAGCAGGATATCTTTACACCCATAGATATCTCTCAGTTAGGTAGCAATGGAGATGTTTGTTTCGGGATTGCATATGACTTATCTACTAAGGAATGTAAATTATGTGGAGATTCAGAGTTATGTGCATTTAAGATGTCCCAGAACTTGAACATTACAAGGAAAGAATTAGAACAGAAGAATCAGTACAAGGATTTGGATATACTAGAAGATACAGTTGGTATCAAGAAATATATCCGAGGATTGATTCGAAAAGGGAAAGAGAAAAAAGAAATTATCTCAAAAGCAGTTGAGAAATTCGAAGTACCAAAGAAACGTATTAGGGAACTCTATAAAGAATGTAATGGAAAAAATTGATATGATATGGGCAATGTTTAAGATTTATCTTAACAACCCGAATTACTATGTAAGACAAGATGATGTTCTTGCTGATTTGTTTATGAATGGTGAACGAGATCTAAATAACTTTTGTCATTCACTCGGTATACTTCCTCAACGAGGATTAACTTTTGGACAACTTTTAAGACAATGTAATATATTATGAACAGATTTAGATTTATCAAAGTAAGAGACGTAAAGACTCCCTCGAGAGGTAATGCTGGTGATGCAGGTTTAGATTTCTATATTCCAAGGAATTTAACTCCTCAACAATTGATTCACATGAAAGCAAATCAGTCTCCAAATCATTTTACTCCGGACTTTGTATTGGGAGTAGATACCACTACTAATTTCGTGACTAGTATTGAAATTTATCCCGGTGGAAGAATTCTTATCCCATCGGGTATTAAACCTCTTATTGAGCCAAAAGAATCTATGCTCATGGCAGCTAACAAATCCGGACTTGCTTCTAAGAGAGGTCTTTTATACACTGCCGAGATTGTAGATTCCCCCTATGTTGGAGAGATCCATATTGGTATCATTAACACCAGTAGAGTAATACAAACTCTTAAAGTAGATGAGAAAGCAACTCAGTTTATTCATGTTCCAGTTTATCTTACAGAACCAGAGGAGATTCAAACCGAAGAATTTTATTCTGAATCTCAAATGTGGGGAACAAGAGGTGAAGGTGGATTTAATTCAACAGGAGATAAATAACCATGGAAGATAATATACCAGGATTTCCAGGTTACCATATATCTAAAGAGGGTAAACTTTATAATAAAGGTCACCCAGTGAAAACCTTTTACCATAAAAGGTATGAACGTACTAAATTACGTAATGGTAATTTATCTAAGAATGTGAAAATACATAGATTAGTGGCAGAAGCCTATATACCTAACCCAGATAATCTAACAGTAGTAATGCACTTAGATGACAATCCTTTGAATAACAATGTAAGTAATCTTAAGTGGGGTACTCAGAAAGATAATGTAAGGGACGCGATATCTAAGGGCAGGTTAAAAGTAAGTGGTAAAGATAATCCTATGTATGGTGTACACCGATTTGGTATAGAATCACCAAATGCTTCTCTTGATTTACGCAAAATTAGGCGTATAGATAAGCTTAAATTAATGGGTAATACTAATAAGTACATAGCTAAAAGGTTAAATGTTAGTAATGTAACTATTGGTAATTACCTTAATGGTAAATATTATAAAAGTTAAACATTTTGGATATCAGGAATATAAAAGAACAAGTACCCTCAATAGAAGAGGGTACTGAGTTACAAGCTATGTATCAACTTTCGTTAGAACAATTAGACGGCTACAGGCAAATTGAGAAACTACCAGATTACCCATTGGATATCAATAATTCTCACAATCAGGTAGTTTTGAAAGATTTCATTGGTCGAGTAATAGAAGAACTAATGGAAGGATATGAATCTACTTCAGAAGTAGTAAAGATATGTAATAAATGGGGATGGAATACAGAACAATTTACCAAAGAAGAATATACTCAAGTATTGAATCATTTGCAAAATGCCAATGAGGAACAAGCAGATGCTTTGGGATTCTTCTTCACTCTATTCCATTTCTCTAACATTCAACCAGAAGATATATTCTCTTGGGGAACTAATGAAGTAGATGAAAAGGCCGATTTTAAAGTAGAATCCCTGAAAGACATTTTTATTCTGGGTACTGCTATGACTGATAGTAATCTTATATCAGTAAACAGATTCTGTATGATTGATGAAGAACATGAATCTGTAAGGGATTATATCCCGGGATTTGATACTATGAGCGAATATTCTCATGAAGAAGAGAAATCCATATTATTCGATGTAATATATGAATTGAACATGGCAAGGAATCTTCTTAAATCAAGGCCCTGGAAACAAACTCAAGTAATGACTAAGGAATTAGATTTTCAATATTCCCTAGTAAAAGCTTTCTACTTGTATATGGGATTCCTGGGTCTCAATGGTTTTTCAGAAGGATCTCTTTATAGATTATTCTTCAAGAAACAGAAACTTAATCTTTGGCGTCAAACTTCAAATTACTAGCAGATGTCGGGTTGGAACAAACGATTAGAGGGTCTTCAATCTAATATGGAAGAGACCCTTCACTCTTTGGAGTTTGCAACTTCACAAGAGGCATGGGAGAAATTGAACGAGGCTTTCTTAAGATTAGACCCCGTTCTTTTTGATAAGGGTGCTACAGCAAACAGTGGAGTTGCTGTAGCCTATAACGTATTTATAAAAATACGTAAGGCATGGGTAGATCCCAGTTTTGATTATGGCAGGTGTTTTAATTACAAAGAAACTAAGTGGACAAGCTTATTGAATAATTACATTGATTTTAATAAGTTGGACCTCTTACGTAGTAAATTAAGACTCCTGAGAAACAAATACAATCAGAATTACAATGTTACGTACATGTTCAATAATCACCATGATAATGGGAAACAATGCTTAATTGCTGCAACTTTCTCGAAGAGATTCGGAGAAGATATTCCTGTTATAACCATGGTAATCCGAGCCTCAGAGATAACAAAGAGGTTGATATTTGACTTCCTATTGATTCAGAGGATGGCAGAATATGTGTATGGACCAGAACAGTCTGTACAGATCAATCTATTTGCGACTCAAATGTATGGTAATGTAGAGACACTTCTGATGTATTCGGCTTATAAACCACTTAAGAAAGTAATTAAGGACATAGACAACCCTTGGACTAAAAGAGTTAAGGAAGTTTATAAGAAAATCAAAAATGGTACTGAAAAGGAATGGTCTTCATTCAAGGTATTTTTCAGAAGTTTTAAAGTACTTCGTCCTGATTTGTATGAATACCAATCTTTGTTAGCAAAGGACTTGCTATTAGAATATGAAGATATAGAATATCCGGAAAACGTGATATCCTATTCTCAACGTAAAGCTTATAAAAAGAAACTTTTAAAGAAACAGAAGAATGAGGATCTACAGTAATTCGTTTGAGTTAATGTCTGAAATGGGCAGAGAACTCAATTCTTACGGTCAGATAGTAAGACCTAAGACTTATCAAAACAAAGTGATTGAAGGTAATGAGGATTTTGTTACTAAAGAACTTATTTGCCAACAGTACTGCTTAACTTCACTTGGAGACCCAGTATGGTTATTCGTATTCTCTCATTCAAAGGAATGGGCAGATGCAGAGTTCCAGGAAAGGATCTCTGATGATGATGTAAATCCTGGTGAAGCTTGGAAATTACGTAAGGATCTATGGGAACAGTTTTTAGTATACGGTAAATTTGATTATACCTATAATGGAAGGATGAATTATGTTTTACCCAATCTAATCAAATTACTCAAGCTTGATAATGATACTCGTAAGGCAGTACTTCCTATCTTTAACAGTGACCTGGTCTTTTTTGATACCGATTATTATGATGGTAGTAAACGTATTCCATGTTCTATGTATTATGATTTTCTTATCAGAGAGAAGGGTAAGGGGGAAAAGGTATTACATATTTGCTACCATCAAAGAAGCTCAGATTTTGTCCAACATTTTGGTAATGATGTATATCTGGCATGGAGACTTATGGAATACATAGCTAATGAGGTTGGGGTTAAACCTGGTTACTTATACCACACCATCGATTCTCTTCATTCTTACAAAAAAGATTGGCATTACCTAAACACTAATCTCGAAGATTTACAAGATTCGCTCTAATTTATAGAGGGATGTATCTACTACAGGTGGGTATGTCCCTCTTTCTATTTATAATTATGGAAACGAGATATAAGATAATAAGAAACAAAAGGGAACTTAATAAACTAATTGCTTGTTGTAAAGCAACTGGTTATGCTTGCTGTGACTACGAAACTAATGCTGAACCAATCTACAATAAAAGTTTCAAGCCAACTATCTTATCAGTATCTTGGATGCCAGGATTTGGTGCTTCTATACCATTAGATCATTTTCAAACAAAAGAATATACTTCTCCAGGATGGAATTGGAAGAAGATGCTAAGGAAATTCGGAGAAGAGGTTATTGAGAATTATGACATTGTGAAGGTTGCATGGAATTGGAAATTTGATGACCAGGTTAATCAGAGATATCAGATCTACTATAGAGGTACATGTCTTGATGGTATGCTTGCAAAATATCTGCTCAATGAAGAAAGACCTAACGATCTTAAATCAATGGTAAGGAGATATTTACCTGAGTATGGAAACTATGAAAAGCAAAATGCCTTTGATAAAATACCATGGGATCAGAAAGAATTAGAACCACTATCTCATTATGGTTGTCAAGATACTGATTATACTCTAAGATTAACCATATTCTTTGAGAAAAAGCTTATTGATCTTGGTTTATACAGTACTTATCGAAATTTGATAATGACTGCTTCACGAGTATTAACCACTGTAGAAAAGAATGGTTTGTATCTGGATAGAGCTTTTAACAAGAAACTGTTGGAAGAATATAAACCCAAGATAGATGCTGCTAGACAAGCCATATATGACTTGCCAAGGGTTAAGAAGTTCGAAAAGAAATATAATCAACAGAAGATAGCTAAGTACCTCGAATCTATCGAAAAAGAACTTGAGGATCTAGATTATAATGATCCAAAAGATAAACGCAAGATAGCATCAAGGGAACAGAAGATCTCTAATATTAAGGCTGGTATATTCACAACTAAAAAAGAACAAGAACTTATCAGACCTATTAACCTTGGTAGTCCAGTTGATTTACCTAAGTTAATGTATTCAGAAGATGGGTTTAAGTTTCCAATCATTAAGTATACCATAGATAAAAAGACAGGTAAGGAAACTGATAAACCCAGTACTGATGAAGAAACTTTAACCGAATTAAGGTTAACAGTAAAGAACCCAGAATCACCTAAAGCTATTTTCCTGGATAGGCTTCTTGAATTAAGGGGTTTAGAAAAAATGTATAAAACTTATATAGAGGGTTGGAATGAGAAAGTACAAGATGATGATAGACTACATGGTAGATTTCTTATCCATGGCACTACATCAGGTAGATTATCATCACAAGAACCCAATGCTCAGCAAATTCCCAAGACTTCAGTAGATCCTAACATAAAACAACAATTGGTTGCCCCAAAGGGTACTTTATATATTGCTAGTGACTTCTCACAAGCAGAATTAAGAATCATGGCTCACCTATCTGGAGATGAAACTTACTTAAATGCTTTTAACTCCGGTCAAGATCCTCACTTAGCGATTGCTGCTGATAAATACCATGTACCCTATGAGGAAGCTTTAAAAATATATGAGGATGAAAATCACCCCGATTATAAGATATGGAAGGTAAGGAGAAAGCAAGCTAAACAAATTGCTTTTGGACTTATTTATGGAATTGGTGCTAAACTACTAGCAATCAAATTATCCGATCCCAAGGCTGGTATTATAGTTACTAAAGAAGAAGCTCAAAAAGAAATGGATGACTTCTTTGGTAAGCATCCTAAGCTTAAGGTATTCTTAAAGAAACAAGAGAAGTTCTTAAGAAAGAATGGGTACTTACTTTCTCTATTTGGTAGGAAACGAAGATTACCTCAGATATATTCTTCTGATAAAGGTGAAGAAGCTTATGCTTTGAGATTGGCATTAAATTTCCCTTGTCAATCAGCTGCTTCTGATATGTGCTTATTTGGTAGTATACTAATATATTATCTTATGAGACAAGGTAAATTACCACCAACTAAATCCGTATGTTTGGTTCATGATGCTAATTACCAGATTACAAAGCCAGAGAATATAAATGTATGGAGTATATATGAGATGTGGAGTATTTATAGAGACCCGTTAACAAAACCCTTCTTTGGTTTTCAGATAGATGATATTACTATGGACATGGATTTTGTTATTGGTAGATCAATGGCTGAAGAATTACCATTTATTCCAGGATATGATTATAAGAAAATGCTAGAACCAGATTTTTCAGTAGAAGAGTATATGGAAGAGCATAAGAAATATAAACATATACCTATTGCAGATTATAAGAAGAGGTTTAACAAACAGATAAAGAAATATGAAAAAGATTTTGAACGGACCCACGATTTATAGGCTTAAATGCCATTATTGTGATTGTGAATTTGAATATGATTCGCTAGAGATAGATAGATCCCTCTATATGGGCTGTCCTATACCTATAGTAATATGCCCAGGTTGTAATAAATATTTGTCCCATAATGAATCAGCTAAAACAACTACCGAAGTGAAGAGAGAGGATACTATGACAACATAAATAATAAAATATTATAAACTATGGCAACTGAAGAACAAATAAAAGATACAAATAGGTTATCATCCTTAACCTATATGATATCGGCTTGCTTAGAATTCTCTATTCAAAATCTTAATCGTCAATTAGACCTATGTAATTTGAGATTAGTAGGTAGAGATAAAATGGTATTCAATCGTATAAGGTCTCAAATAGAGCAACTTCAATCAAATCTTAAAATATTAGAGGATTTGGCTTTTGATGTAATGAAGGATGAAGGTGCAAGGTTATCTTATGAAGATGCTACCCATATCTATTGGGCTTTGTTTATGACCTTAGTGGATAGAGGTGGAACCGATAACCTTTGTGATCTAAGATTCAAGGCTTTAATTGATATTATCGGTAAATATGAATCTATTCTTCATTTGCCCGGTTTAGATATTGCATATCATTGCGCATTTGCTCAGGTATCAAAAGCAATTCAAGAAGGTAAATATTCAAAAGAGGATTTTAAGAATTTATTGAAAGTACATGAAAACAGAACTGAAGAAACTAAAGGTTAAGTTTGAAGGTAGAACCCTAGAAATAGATATTCAAAAGGAGCTATCTATTAATGAGAATTTAATCAATTCTCAGCTACGAGAATCTCCCTCTAGTTATTATGTCTTATGTTCTCTAAGAGATAAGTATATTAAAGAAAGAGATGCTCTAGCAAGGGAGAAGGATGAGGCTTATTCTGCTGCTTGGATATTTATTAAAGAATCTAATGAAAGGTTCAATAATGATTATGTAGCTCATAAGGCTAATATATCTCCTAAATATAAATCAATATATCAAAGGTATCTGAAGGCAGTAGAAAAGGCTAACAAGTATATTTCAATATGTAGAGCCTATGAATCTCGAGAAAATATCTTGAGGACTATTAATGCCAACATGAGGAAGCAACAATAATAACTATAAACAATTACTAACTTTTAAAAACGTATTAAGAATATGAATTATTCATTGACTTTTATCTCTGCTATGGTAGCAGCACAGTTTGACAATCAACTACCAGGATGTCCAACTGAAAACAGAGTTCTTATCTTATCACCAAAAGAAATAAATCAAACTCGGTCTGGACTTATTATTCCGGAACAAGTAAAAGAGGGAGTTCCTCGTAAAGGGGTGATAGTTAAATTGGGAGAAATTACCGAAGAATATAGAACTTATCGGGACCTTGTACAAATAGGTAGAATAGTTACCTATGGTTTGTATGCTGGTAAAGAACTGGAATTTGAAACGGATAAATTAGCTCCCGGTTTACAACAGATTTTAGAAAAGAATACCTTAACGGTGTTAAGTATGAATGAGATAATTTACTCAGAACCAAATAATAACGATTGATATGGCACTTGACAAGAAAAAGAAGAAAGTTTCATCGGATGGACTTTCTACAAAGGAAAAGATGATAGCTAGGAAGAAACAGCTAGAATCTAAGGGAAATGGCAATGGCTTAGTATTTCCCAAAGAAGGTACTTTACGTATGAGAATCAAATCTCCAGGAGATGATCAGGAATTAGGAATCGAAATTATTCAATTCTACTTGGGCAGTAATCTGGGTGGAGTAATATCTCCTGCTACTTTTGATGAACCATGTCCATTTATGGAGAAATACCAAGAATTGAAAAATTCTAAGGATGATGACGATAAAGAACTTGCAAAAACCCTCGTACCAAGAAGAAGATATGTTATTGGTGGTTTGGTATACTCAGATGAAAAGGGAACCAAATTCGATTACGATGGCAATGATAAGGGAGTTCTTATTCCTCGCTCAGTTTATCAAGATATTATTGATTTATACCTTGATGAAGATGAAGCCGGTGATATGACAGATCCAAAGGATGGATATGATATTAAAATTATCCGTTCTGGTTCTGGTAAACTTGATACTACATACTCTGCTAGGGCTTGTAAACCAACTAAATTGGATAAGAAATACCAGGGTAATGTAGACTTGGAAGGTATAGTTCGTTCTCAGATCAAATCCTATGATGAACTGGAAGAGACTTTAGCTAAATTCCTAAATGAAGACCCAGGAAGTGATGATGAGGACGATAAACCAAAGAAAAAGAAAAAGGGTCTTCACAAGGATCATTACATGGAAGATGATGAACCTAAAAAGAAAAAGAAGAAAAAATACAAGTCTGATATTTAAGGGTTAGTTAATTATGGTTTCATTCGAAGGTGGTAATTAGATTCGTTCAGTTATCACCTTCTTTAGTCTAAATACATTACATTATGGCAAAGAAAACAAAGGTAGGTTTAAAGGTACCAACTAAAAATGAGATTATGAAAAAATACGGGGGCATGATTAAGATTGCTTCAGAAACAAAGGAAACTGGATTATGGTTACCTTCAACATTCTTCGCATTGAATTACCTATTTGGGGGCGGTATACCTTGGGGAAAGTCAGTAGAAATTGCTGGAGAAGAATCTTCAGGTAAATCTCTAATAGCCTATAATTTTGCATATTCTACTATTCAACTCGGTGGTCATGTAATATGGGTAGATGCAGAACAATCTTGGATGAATTCTTGGGCAGAGACTAATGGGGTAGATCCATCCAAAGTAACCTGCATTAATGATACTCGTATAGAATATGTATCTGATGCAGTAGCAGATTTAGCAATCTACCTTCGTTCTCAGTTAACTAATAATGAACCAATACTCTTAGTAATTGATTCTATTGCTGCCATGGACTGTGCAGATAACATAGATGCTAAGATGGCAGATGGTAAAGCTGAGATGGGTGGTAGAGCAAAAGCTCTTTATAAATATTTCCGTATTAGAAATGAACTTTTCTACAAACTGGGGATTTGTCAAATATATATTAATCAATTAAGAACAGCATTAAATGTCGGATTTGGAAAAGATAACACAACAACAACTGGAGGTGCAGCACTTAAATTTTATGCGTCCATCAGAGCAGCCTTTTACGCTGGGAGATCCATTACGGTTAAGCAAAAGGGTAAAGAAAGAAAAGCGGGTAAGCTGGTTACAATCAGACTCATTAAGAATAAAGTCGCTCCACCCAGACCAACCATTTCAAAATGTCCCGTATATTTCAATCCAAAGTTCCACGAAGTAGGATTCGATAGGTGTTTTGGACTCGAAGATGTTTTAGTAGAAAATGACATAATCGAAAAATCTTCAGGCGGAGTTTATAAATTCAAAGGTAAAACTCTTGCAAGAGGCGAAGAGAAATTCCAAAAGCTTCTTGAGGAAGATGATGAACTTCGTCGTAAGCTATTAAGAAAGGCAGATATAAATACTATTGGTACAACTAGGAAGAAGTTAGAAGCTTTGACTACTAATTATTATCCAGTAGATGGAGTAGAATATGAATCATTTAACGAAGCAGAAGACGAGGAGGAAGAATATGAATGATAGAATGTTATGGGATAATATTGATGATTTACGATTAATCAGTAAAAAATTACAAGAACAGATTGCCTGTCTAACATCCAAGATAGAAGAGATAGAAGAAAGAATAACAGAGTTAGAACAACAGTCCGAAGCTCAAATAGAAAGAAGAAGGAGATGAGTAAGAAAACCATACTATTGATAGACGGCGAGAATATTTTGCATCAAAGTTTCCACCGTTTCGAAAAACTTAAAAGTACAGACGGTAAACCAAGTGGAGCAATCTTCGGATTCTTCAAATCTTTACATATGTACCTTACAAGGTTTGAACCAGATGAAGTAGTTATTACATTTGATAATGGTCATTCACCAGTAAGATGTAAATTATTGCCTAATTATAAGGATCATCGAAAGAATATATCGATTGATTATGAATCTTTGCAAACTCAAAAGGCAATCATAATGAAAATATTAGGTATGCTAAGAATCTCTTATATATTCGATAAAAGGAATAAAACTCAATATGAGGGAGATGATTTCTTAGCATACCTAGTAATTAATACCTATAAGTCAGATAAGGTAATCTTGGTATCATCAGATAAGGACTTTAATCAACTGTTAAATAAAAACGTTAAGATACTGAATCCAAGGAAGGACGAAATAATTCGGGTAGATAACTGTAAAGAGTTATTCGGTTATCATTCACACGAAACAGTACAGTATCTTGCAATGGTTGGTGATACTTCTGATGATATACCCGGTTTTAAAGGCATAGGTCCAGTAACAGCAAGAAAGATATTAGATGAGTATAAATCCATCTATAAATACCTTGAAGCTAAACCCAACAAGGAATATCAAGAAGCATGGGAAAGAAATCGTAAGCTGATTGATTTATTTTGGTTTGTAGGTAACGTACCATTAGAAAAGATACCAATCAAAAAGAAGAAAACCTTCAACTATGATAAATTTAGGAAGATATGTATAGAGTATTCTCTGGCATCATTCTTGACAAATGAATTTATAGAACCCTTTAAAAATCTATCAGAATGAAAATAATGTTTGCAGGTGCAAGTGGAGTTGGGAAAACCACTTTAGCAAAAGAAGTTCTCGAGATGTTCCAAGTCACAAGTAATTCAGTAGAGTTTGTATCTGGTAGTGTATCTGATTTAATCCCTAAAACCAAAGATATGTCTCATAAAGATATGTTAGAGAGAGATTCTAAAGAATTATTACTAGAGGATTTTCAGATATTGAACTTAAGGAACAAACTATTCAGAGACAGAGATCAGTTTGTTACTGATAGAAGTTATCTTGATTTAGCTGCTTACTTTTATTATAAGCAAGCAAAGGATGTTCCCAAATGTGAAATGGAACACTTCTTTGAAACTTGTAAAATGTTAATCAATAAACAATGTACTCATCTTATCCTATTAGAGTTTACTGATGCCATGATAAAAGAATGGGTTATGGAAGATAATGGTAAACGTATAGAGAATAATTACTTCCAGTTCTTAATATCTTCTATAATGGATAATGTATTGAACTTGTGGGGATTCTTACCCACTAAGGATATACGGTGCATATATAAAAGTATATTCAAAAATCAACCATTGGAATACGGAGCAACCGAAGGAATAATCAAATCTCTCTACGGTGAAACTAAAGTTCTCTGTATAAGAGAAGTTAACCTAGATATTCGTAAGAAACTAATCAAGGACTTTATCAATGAATAAAGAAGTTATAGCAATAGCCTTTTCAGATTGGCACTTAAATCTTTGGGCTAAATTTAATGAAGACAATCACAGGACCCTGAATTCGTTCAGGGTTTTGTCAATTATACAGAAAGAATGTAAGGAATATAACTGTCCAGCTTTATTCTGTGGGGACATGTTTCATAAAGCCGAATCTATGGACCAGGAATTGGCAGAGATAGTTTATAAAGAGTTCAATAAACTTGGTAAGCTATGGGTATATGCTATATCAGGAAACCATGATATTAAGAAACTTAGTAAAATAGGTAATATACCATTCAGCTGGTTATATCAGGTAGAAAGATATGGTATAGAGATATTAGATTATAAATCTAGAGTGTTATCTGCTTATCACAAGGATATTGAAGTACATGGAGTCCCTTACATTGATAATAATATAGGGATAAGTAAGTATCTTTCAGAACTTAAACTAGATAAGAAGAAAAAACATATCCTTCTTCTTCATACCGATTATCCGGGAGCAAAAGATACGGACGGTAGAGAAATAGATTCAGTAGAGAACCTAAATATAAATACCTTGAATAGGTTTGATTTAATATTATGCGGACATATTCATAAACCTCAAAGGCTAGGTAAAAAGGTATATATGATTGGAGCTCCTAACCAACAGAGGAGAACAGATAAGGATTGTAAATTGGGATATTGGAAAATATACTCTGACTTATCAATGGAATTTGTACCTCTGAAAGGATTCCCTAAATTCAAAGATGTAGAATCTGAGGATGAGATTAAGGATGATGGTAATTATTATACTGTTTTGCCTAAGAAAACTAGTAACTTAGTAAATACTAACCATAAAATTACTAAGCAACTTTCTAAGAAAGCTCTAGCAAGGAAGTATCTTAAAGAAAAAGGTATAAAAGAGCAAGATAAGAAAGAACTTTTGATTGATATACTTAAAAAAGCTGAATCATGTTAACATTTACGATGATGAACGTAGTAGGATTCTGTTCAATAGAACACCTACATATACCCTTAAATCCAAGTTGTACCATACTTATCAAAGCACCCAATGGGAAAGGCAAATCCACTATCCTATCGGCATTGGTATGGGCAATATATGGTAAAAATCTAAAGGGAGTATCCGAGGTAACTACTTGGGAAAAAGTAAGACCCAAGGATTACCAGGGAGTAATGGTAGAGGTATTTTTTCAAAAAGGGGAACATATCTACAAAATTATTAGATGTCAGAAATGTAATATAATCCTTGAGGATGGAGCTAAAGGTAAAGATAGGCTTATCCTTTTGAAAGACAATGAGGTAGTGAACGTAAAAGGTAAGAATAAACTTCAGGATGTAATTAATGCAGAACTTGGATTATCTTATACTCTGTTCATGAACTCGATAATGTTTGGTCAAGGTATTAAGAGGTTGATACAAGAATCCAATTCGGATAAAAAGAAGATATTTGAAGAGGTATTCGATTTAGAATTTCTTAATATTGCTAAGGGTATAGCTATGCAGGATAAGAATAACTTAATATCTCAAGCTAACGAAATAGAACATCAATCTTCTTTATTAAAGAAAGAACTTGAAACTAATAAGGAAGCTTACTTTGATTTGAGAGATAGAGAAAAAGGTTTCAAAGAGAAAATCAAAACCGAAAGACTCGAACTCAAGAAAGATAGGGAAAGACTTACTAAGCAACTTATTCAGAGACAAAAACAACTTAAGGATGAAGTAGAAAAAAGTCTTCAGATTAAAATTAAGAAACATACAACCTATGTAGATAATCTTAAGGCAAAGCTAAAGTCTAATCGCATGGTTGCAGAGGGAGTATCTTTGCCTGATTTCGTAAAGAAACTAAAGATACAGTTAGATAAAGGCCACTACAAACGTGCAAAAGAGAGCGTAGATATAATTTATAATGCTATCATAAACTCTGATAAGCTCAGGGAAGAATATGAGGATGCCTTAGATAGGTTGGATGAGTTGAGAACTACGAATGAGAAATATAAGAGACTTCAAAAGGAATGCGATGATATTGCTTCTGATATTGCTGATATTGATGAAGAGTTGGAAAAGCTCAAGCAAGAAAAACTTAAGGTTATGTCTCCAAAATATAAGGAGAAACTTAAAGAGATTCGTAAGAACTTACGTAAAGTGGATGAGGATTACCATAATAAAGAATTGGAGTTAGAGAACTACAATTGGTTAATCAATGACCCACTTGGTAACAATGGAATCAAGGCATATCTATTTGATTCATCTCTGGATATGTTAAATAGAACTCTCGATAAATATTCTCAAGTATTAGGATTTAGGATTGAATTTGGTATAGATTTAGGTACTACTAGAAAAGATTTTTATACTAATATAGAAAGAGATGGGCAAATTATTGATTATGATGAACTTAGCGGTGGAGAAAAAACCTTATGTAACTTCGTTATGGCTTTATCTATGCATGAATCTCTTACCATGTCTAAGGGCATAAATTTAATGATGTTTGATGAAGTATTTGAATCACTAAGTTCGGATAATGTGGAAATGGTAACTTCCCTAATTCGTAAATATTCCGAAGGCAAGTCTATATTCGTGATTACTCACCTTGAAGGAGTAGTATTTAGTAATTCTAAAATTTTGCAAGTAACTAATGAAAAAGGCCTATCATCATATAAATTACTATAAATACTTGTAAACCAAATTTACAAGTATGAAAAAGTACGATAATATTCCAGGATTTCCCGGTTATTACATAAGTAAGAGAGGGCACCTTTGGTCTAGGTATTCCAATGGAGTTCTCTCTACTGTGTGGACTAAAAAGAAATTTTATTTGAGTTCTACTAATGGAAGGTATAAAACTTCAGTAGTTCATGAAACTTTGGGTAAAATTAAAATGAATAGATATAGGTTAGTAGCTTTAGCTTACTTACCAAATCCAGAAAATAAACCAGAGGTTTGTCATAAAGATAGTAACCCAACTCATGATTATTATAAGAATTTATATTGGGGTACTTATAAAGACAATCACCGAGATATGAGAGAAGCTGGTAATTTTTATAGCCCTTTTATAGAGAATAATCCAAATAAAGGTAGAAGAGGATGGCAAACAAACACTAGTTTGACGGAAGCCCAATTTAGGTCAATCATTAAACTAAGAGAATCCGGACTACCCAATAAAAAGATAATAATAAAATTAGGTTTAGGTCTTTCTTCTTCTGGTATTAGTAGGATTTGGAGAAAATATAAAGAAGGTTACTATGATGAGGTTTTAAAACTATAATGTTATAACTACAAGACATTAACCTATGAACTCAAAAAGTAAAGGAAATAGATTTGAAAGAAAAATAGGAGCCTGGTTTACTCAGTGGACCGGGTTCAAATTTGAAAGGAATCGAGCAGGTTCAGGAGCTTGGCATTCTAATAAGGATGCCACTTCTGATTTAACCTGTACAGATGAAAGACATGCCCATCGATGTAAAATATCCATCGAATGTAAAAACTATAAAGATATTAAATTCGAACATATACTGCTTGGCAATAAAACTTGTGATATACTCAGATTCTGGGAACAAGCAAGTAAGGATGCCAAAAGGGCAAATAAGGTACCAATCCTTTGTATGAGGTATAACTCTATGCCTGCAAAGGAATTTTTCTTCGTAGTAGATTATAAACTCGGCAGTGTAGTAGCCCAGTATATCACTAAATCAATGTATATACAAGTACCCGGAAATACTCTTATGATATTCATGGCTAGTGAAGTACTTAATACTCCCTATAAGTTAATCCATAAGCAAGCTAAGTTAATCATTAAAAATAGATAATATGAAACGTATCCCTTATTCTTATTGTATCTTCTACATAGAACGAAAGTATTATCATAATATCAACAAAGAACTAAAAGAGAAGGGATATAAAAAAATACGTGCCATTATCCCTACGATAAACGTTTTAAAGAAAACCGCAAAAGGTAAGATGATATTCGAAGAAGTTCCCATATTATTCAATTATGGTTTTATCAAGATGCCTACAGAGTTAGCGTACTCTAGACCTTTCCTAAACAAATTGAAGAGAAATATATCTGGTATAAGAACTTGGTTAAAGTCTACAGAGACTCTCCATGCCAGAAAGAAAAAAGTTAGGATAGATAACTCTGAAGATTTTGATGATTTCTCACTAGTAGCTACTTGTACTAGAAAGGATGTTAAAAGGTTTAAGAGAATGGCAAAAGAAGGGAAAAAGTATTCCGTAGATGATTTGATGAACGTTAAGATAGGGGATTACTTAGTACTCAAAGGCTATCCATATGATGGAGTAGATGCTACGGTATTGGGTATAGACCATATAAATCGAATGGTACAACTTCTTTTATATCCAGAAATGGGTAAAATGGAAATATGGTTACCGTTTGATAATGTAATCTATAGCGTATATCAAAATTACGATCCAGACAGGTTATATGCTAACTCCCAAGATTATGACCCAAATAATATAACTAGTGAATCGATAGATAGAATAATGGATTTTAGAAGGAATTAATTATGAATGATGCTCAAAAGAAAGCTTGGGACTGTTTAACAGAAACTGAGAGACAGTCTTTATTCCTTCAGTTATCCGAAAGTAAATCTTCCTGGGAAGCTGGTGAAATTTTAAAGTTGTCACACTACAAGTATTTGGAAATCAGAGAAAGATCAGAAAAGTTCTTCAGATTATTCTCTGATTTTTTCGAGTTACACACTTCTATTTTTCGACCAGATTGCCCCTGTGAAAGAAGCTTTTGTGATTTTATTGAAGGGTGTATTGAAAGGAGATTAAGTAGGAAAGAGGCTAGTTTATATACTGGAGACTCTTCTAACTTAATTCTAAAAGTAACTAACAGTAATATCGAGAGGAATATGAAAAGGCTCAAAGAATCAGATGATCCATGGGATTTAGATTCAATGAGATTAATTCTAGAGTTCGATAGATGGAATAACTTTAGAATATTGCCTAGGATGTTACAACAACCTTCTGCATTTAAAAGAAGGCTGAATAAAAAGGACAAAATCTATATCAAGTACCTTTTAAATCGAGTACCCGAATGGATGCACACTAAATTGAGAGAAAGGTTTAGATATAAAGTAAAACCTGGTAAGAAAAAATACTGGGTATGTTTGATATCAGAAGAATTATATACAGATGGTTATTTGCTAATGCCAGTAAGGCCTTTAGATGAGGTAGTTAGTGAATTTAGTAGATTCTATATGTATGTATTCGAGAAAAAAGATGATGCAGATACTTTTGGCTTCATGGTATCAAAGTTTATGATTAAAACAGTAGATGTAAAATTAGGACAACGTTTCTGGCCTGAGTACAGATGCTGTGTGGAAAAAGCAGTAAACTATAATCAAGTGAATAACATAGAATTCAGTGTTAAACAACTTGATATGGCTTTCAATGCTAATAAGGTTAAAGGTCGAAGGAAGAAAAAGCCTAAATCTACGGCTGCTGAACGCGTATCAGATACCTCAGCTTTTTATAAAAAGAAGTAGAAATATTTCTTTATATAAATAAAAAGTATTATATTTGCACAAATTTAAAAATAAAGATATGAGAAAGAACAAAAAGAATAAACCAGCACCCTCTAAAGAAAAAGCCAGTTTCCTTGGTTCAGCAGGAAGAAACATGACTTACAGGGATTTGAAAAGAAAAGCTATAGTATTGGGTATGCCTTTCCCTGATGCTTGTGCTGCTGGAGTTTTCGATTTAATTGGTTATATTGAAAGGTCAACCAATAAACCAGACAAATCATTGATTGATCAATACGATGATTGGATGGATAAACAATTGGAAAACATAGGCTATTCAAAGGATGATCCTTTAAGGAATTCGAAATTAAGGCTTGGGTTTCTCGGAGAAGAAGGAGAAAATGGGAAAAGGAAACCAAAAAGGGTTCCAGGAATTAAAAAGCCCAGAGAAAAGAAACCACCAAGAGAAAGGGATGAATTTAATCTCATAAAGGGAACTAAGAAATCCTATGTATGGTCATTGGTTGCAAAAGGTTACGATTTAGAAAGAGTAACTAGAAGAATGAAAAAGAAGTTCCCCGATGCAAAAGATAAGTCAATAACACTTTGGTTTAGAACTGCAAGAAGAACTATGAACAATGGTAAAGCTAAAGGAGAGTAGTAGGGAACCAATCCGAAAAGATAGATATTATATATGGACATGGAGACCAGATACAACCAACCGATATATTACAGAAAAAAGTTTATATCGGAAACACTTAACCGGTATACCTTATTTCACAAGGTATCAAGTAAAAAAGACTTTGGTTTATATGTATGGAGTAGATGTTCTTCAATATATCCATATTATATCAGGTAGGAAATTACTTAGGCAAGGGATAAGAATACTTTCAGATATGAATGGTCTAAGACTTAAATCCGGTTCTACTAAATTCTGGTATAAAGGTAAATTAGTTAAGGCTAGGAAGTTTATTATCCCCGATGAATATAAAATTGATAAACACAGGAGACGAAGGTTCATGGTTCAAATGCACCGAGTTTTCAAATCAAAAGGAAAGAAGGTATTCAATGAAAGGTATTCACAAAAATTGTATGGACAACGGGAAGGCATATCTCCCAAGTATATCCGGAAGAAGAGAATACAAATCCGTCGTGCTATCTTACAGGATTTACAACAGGCTGAGTCAAGAGGAGAAGCATAAATATAATATTCTTTCTTTACAATATTCTCCCTTGGTATGTTCTTTGGCCTTGTACTTAAGAAAGAAACTAGATATCCCGATACATAAAGTACTATTTATCAAAGCACAAAGGGATATGATAGATATCTTTTATAAGGAATCTCTAAATCATTTGGGATGGCAACCAAAAGAAAGATTCTTAGTAAAAGCTTTAAGATTTCAAGGATTTACTCCAGTAAGCAAATATAGGATGAGAAGTAAATATGCCTATATCATGACCAACAGGATGCTAGAAAATGAATATTGGGTATTTCCCATGAGATTAGCTGATAACTATAAAACAATGCAAAACCCAAAATATAAATCTTATACCGAAGTATTCGGTGAGGTTGGTATTCCTGGGATAATTAAAATTAAATACAGCAATGGAAACTAAAAACCCCGTACCAGAAGTAAAGGTACATAAACAATTAAATCCCTTCATGGGTAAATCTTTTAAGGTTAATACCTATAATGATGAGGATAAGGTTATCAATACCGAAGAGGTAAAGATAGAATCTCAAGAAGAACTAAAGACCGTAATTGATGAGGTAAAACAATATAATAATGCATTTGCTTGTCTTACGGGAAGCGAAAGAAAATACAAGAAACTTATAACAGAGTGATATAACTATAGATTATTAACATTTAAACATTTACGAAAATGGCTAAGAAAAAAGAAACCAAGAAGGTAGAGTTAAAAGAAGTATCTCGTAAAGAGGTTAACGGTGCAATCATCATCACTTACGAAGATGGATCAATTAAAATTATCCCGGCTCCCATTATGCTGACGGCAGAAGAAGCTAAAGAATTCTTTGCTTCAGAAGAAGAAGAAGAGGACGATGAGGATGAAGAAGATGAGGATGAGGATGAAGACGATTCTGATGAAGACGAAGAAGAAGATGAGGATGACTCTGATGAAGACGAAGAAGAAGATGAGGATGACTCTGATGAAGACGAAGAAGAAGATGAGGATGACTCTGATGAAGACGAAGAAGAAGATGAGGATGAAGAAGAGGAATTGACCGGTGAAGCTCTTGCTGAAATGGACTTCGAAGAACTGGAAGATGTTTGCGATGACAAAGATCTTGAAACGGATCCGGATGACTTCGACGAAGATGATATCGAAAAACTTCGTAAGGCAATTGCCAAAGAACTAGGTCTCAAACTCCCGGCAAAGAAAGAAGCAAAGGGTAAAGGCAAAAAAGGTAAGAAGTAATTCGTTTTCAGGATAATAAGGTTGGGCTAAAGTAATGGCCCACCTTTATTCTAAGAAATAACTATTGTTCTATTAAATAAACTAAAACTCAAAAGATTATGGCAACTAAGAAAAAAGAAGACACCAAGAAGAAGGGTGGAAAAGAAAAAGATGCTGAAAAAGAAGCAAAACGTAAAGCTCGTATGGAAGCTTTGAAAAATAGACCAGCAGAGCAAAGACCCAACAGCAAACAAATCGATGTTATCAAAATCTGCGATAACTCTGAGGTTCGGAACTACGGATATGCAGTAAAGAACAAAGAAGGCTATCAAGGAGTAGTGGTAACATCGGTTTTGGTTATCGACGGTAAACCAGTTAATAATTCCATTGCCTTCGTTCCCGGTAACTTCACCGTAAAATCTAAAAAAGGCCACGGTATTCTTTGCAACCCCAAATCTAAAAAGGTAAAGGGTGAAGAGGAAGAAGAATCTGGAGACGAAGATTGATTTTTCATTTTAACTTATTAAATTCTATTACAAAGCCTATTGCCTGAGAAGGTAGTAGGCTTTATTTATTTTATAGGATATGGAAGACAAAAGAGAAATCCGAAAGAATATAACTATCCTTGCATTAGATAATCTTATTCAAAGTTATACTAATGCACTAGAAGATAAAGATATTGACCCTCCCTTATCAATGCAAGAAAGGGAACTCTCTGAATTAATAATTGAAGAGGCCAGGGAAATGTTAACCGAAATGGCAATCGAAAATAAACCAATACCAAGACCATCATGGAAGAAATGAATTTAAGAACCATAATACAGGGTATCAAAACCATACTAAAGGATATGGAGTATACCCAGTATATGATTAAGAATACTCCCACTCATAGAGTTGGTAGATATCAAACCCAGGTTATTCATATGAAATATCTTAAGCGTAGGCTTAATGATTTTAAGATTAGGCTCGATAAGAAACTAAAAGGTACTATCAGTACTGTAAAGTTTAAATTTACTAAGCTTGAAGGTCAAGAAGTTACTGTAGAGCAAACCTTTGTTAATCTTACAGAGCAGGAGATAAGGGATGCTTTAGGACTTTGTGCTACTCTCAAAAACTTAGAAATTGAAATCCTAGAAATAAAAGAAATCCCCACTTCAATTAGGATATTATAACTATGGATAATTACTAAGGAAAATTCAATCCACTTAAAATTTTAGAACATGAAGAAAGACAAGAAGAAAGACAAACCGGTTAATAAGACTCCGGAACTTTCAAAAGCTAAGAAGGCATTAGATGCTTATCTCAAAGAGAACAACCTGGATCCTCAGAAGGATTGGTCAAAAGACAAGAAACATGGTAAAAAGGTTACCGAACTCTTGAATAAGCTCAACAAAGAAAGAGACAAAGTTGCTGCTCAGTATCCAGAAAAAGACCTGGATAATGAAAAGAAGCTGGTTAAGATGAAAAAGAAAGCTGAAGAAGAAAAGGCTTCAAAGAAAAAGGCAAAAGAAAAGAAAGAGTCTACTGGCCGAGTTACCAAATACGATTATCCTCTTATCGATGGTCGAGAAATGACTTCCGAAGAAAAGAAAAAATACCGTATGGAACAGAGAAAACTTGCTGCTGGTAAAGCTCCTAAGGAAGAGAAACCAAAGAAAGAAAAAACGGTAAAAGCCGCCGAAAAGGCTGATTCTGAAAAGAAAGATAAAAAGGCCAAAGACAAAAAGAAAAAGAAGGCCCAGAAAGAAGAAGATTAATCTCATATCTTAAGTATTCGTTAATGATGTAAAGGCCTGGCAATAGCATTTGTTCAGGCCTTTATTTTTAATACCCTAAGAATTATGGAAGAAAAAGTATACAAACCCAAACTACGTATCACCACACTTGAAGAGAATGGCTCATACATTCAAGATAGATTAGTGGATGCTTATACCGAAATGAACATGGGGCCCAAGATACAGCATAATGGTCCTCTAAGAATCGAAGTAACTCTTACCAATAAACAAGATGTTGAAAACTTTAAGCATTACTTAGATCAACTCGTAGGTAACTTACCAATCAAGGAACCCTCAGTGGGAAGAGGAAGACCATCTACTGGTAGTAAACAACTTACTGAATCACCAAGAGAAGATATCTTGGCAGATGTAGAGAAAATGGTGGAAGAAGGTAAAAACCAACAAGAGATTATCAAGTATTTAAGGGACTTAGGATTTGTCTTTATTCTTACTGAAGACTTTCTTTTTCACTTCCCGGGATTTGAATTCAACCCAAAGGATGTGGGGAAAGCTACAGATAATAAACAATATCCCAACTCGTATTCATGGATGGCAAGATGTATCAAACGGGCAAAGGATCCTAAGACAGATAAGTTCGATCCTATGATAATCTTTGGTTTCAGTATTCTTGAAGGTCCTTCGAAGAAAATCATTCCGTATCTTTATAAGGAAAGAAAGAAACCATTAAGGGCCTCTCTTGGCAAGAAGATCATTTCTTTCTCTCAGGCAGAGTTCACCAAATTACCCAAGTATATGAGGGAAGATGAACGTATTAAGTTCTCTACAGAACAAAGACAATTGCTTCTCAATCCCGAGAAAAAGCCATCTAAATTCTTTATGAGATGGGTGGACGATGCTATCTTCCCCGACTCCATTAAGGAAAAGATAGCCGAGATCAAGAAACGCTAACACTAACCTCAGTTTTTAATAAAAAGGTATTATTATATAAATTAAAATTCTTATATTTGTATAACGAAAATATTTTATTAAAATGGATGCAGAAACCAAAGAGGTAGTAAAGAACATTGCTCAGATTCAAATCGAGGCATTAACTAACATCAAAAACAATATCTCTGCAACAGAACCTGATTTACTCAGGAAGCTGTTGCAGATAAACGATGAAGAGATGATTGATTCAGTCAATCATCATATCCAGGTTTATCAAGAGATATACGAAATGCCAACTTTGATAAAAACTCTGAATGAATACCAATTATATATCTGTTCTCATATCCTATTCAAAATGGAAGACGAATGGCTATACGATTTATCCCAAGGAGTTTACGGAGCATGGGAACTATTACATAGAGAGATTAATAAATTTCATCCTGAACTTACACTAATACTTTAATTTAATTATGGACAAGAACGAATACTTAGAATCAGTAGAAATGAACACTGGAGTTGAAATGATTCCCTGCGAATCTTCAAACATTGAAGGTTATGGGTATGACTCTAAAAAACAACAACTTTGGGTAGCTTTTAAAAATAACCGGGTTTATCGTTATGATGGAGTACCTAAGGAAATCTGCAATGAATTACATCTGGCAGAATCCAAAGGTAAATACGTTTCTTCTAACATCAAGAACAAATTTAAAACTACGGGCTATGAACTCCGGTCTTAAGAAATTGCCTATCATAGGGCTAGCAGGATTTATACTAATTGGGTTGGCAATAGGTTCAAAACCTACAAACAATTCAAGCAGGGTAAATCCTGCTCCGTCGTTTAAAAAGAACGATGAGCCAGAACTTAAAGTTAACTTCTCAATCAGGAATGAACCCAAATCATTAAAGGATTCAATCCAGGAGATGGCTAATAGATTAGGGAAAAGAATTCATGAATATACGGTAGAAATTGAGATTATCCCAGAAAATCAAATCTATCAAATAAGTAATTCTGGATATCAACAATATGAAGTTACTAGAAAGGGAGTGGGATATTCCCATACTTGGGTAAAATTCTATACTCCCAAACTATTGACTTGGCAAGATGCTATCAAATATGCCGAAAGACATCCAGAGCATTGTATACCATGTTTGCCACCATCTAAATCAAATTCAGATATTGATTACTATAATGAACATTTAGATGAGTATCAATCCGATCCAGAAGACGAAATAAACTTCGTACCTGAGATCTTTGATTGCCTGACCGATTAACCTCAGCCACTTTAAAAATAAAAGTATATTATTTTGTAGTTTTAATAAAAAGTATTATATTTGCAATGTGATTAAGAAACTAATTTATTATTAACATTTAAATATAGACACATTATGAAAAAGAATGAAACCGCAGTTGCTAACCTTATCAGTAACAAAGTTGCTCAACAGTTAGAAGGAATTAAGGATGCTACATCCAAGTCTAAAACTACTAAGGCCCAAGGAACTAAAAAGACTAAGGCTCAACTAGTAGAAGAATCTAAAGAATCTGCCAAGAAGTTTGCAGGTGCTAAACTCGTTCCTCTCAAACCAGAAGAACCAAAACCCACAAAGAAATCTAAAAAATCCGAGGTAGTAAAGGATGTTGAAAAACAACAGAAACCTTCCATCATCGAAAAGGTAATCTCTAACCGGGAAGTAAAATACGTATACCCAGAAGATGTTACAGATACTCTGGCCCGGAAGAAATGGAGACAACAAACTCGTAATGAACTTCACAGACTTGAACGGGAAATGTTCCGTATCAAGGATCAAAATTCTAAAGAATACAAAAAAGCTGCCAAGGCATATGAGGACTTCAAAAATAAAGTCCTCAAGCCAGACCAAGTAGCTTGATTCAATCACTGGGAAGGTATCTTATACTCAGGGCACCTTCCCAGTCATATTAACTCCTTAAAGGTATAAAAATGGATTACACTGTATTCTCCGCAAAGGAGATGCTAAAACAGGACAAGGAATTGGTGGAGTTGCATAAAAGATGCGTTAAAACCTATCTAGTTCAACGTTCCCTTAAGCATAGGAAGATTAAGAAGTTCTTTATTGTATATGATTGGTATATTAACCCCAATAACATAAGAAATTTCTTTTTCAGGCCAGTATCAATATTTGTGCAGGCATTACTTCTGGGACAATTAGATGAAATATCGGATTACACATATAAAGACAGTTATGATAAGAAACATAAGAAAAGAAGAAATAGAAAAGGTTGAGGTAGCTTATCTTAAAGGTAAGTATGCCTATAAAACCCAATACAATAAAATTAGTATGAGGAAGCATAATATTCTCTATGCCGGGCCTATTAAAGATTTGCAACCCGCACTAGAGAATATAGAGATGTTGGTTAGAAATCCAAACAGAAGGATCTCTACCGATTCTAGAAAATCTCTCAAAAGGCTTGAGGAAAAGGCAACAAACCTAAATAATTTTAAAGAAGAAGGTATAACCCATATAATTATCTACTTATGTTCACAAATATAGTTAAGGACCTATATATAGGCAAATCGAAATTATCATTTTTCAGTAATCAAAGAGAAATACCATCTACTACTTTGGTGCAGGATGTATTACAACCTACTGGATTTACTGGTAATATGCCAGATTATGTTACCTATGGTAATTACAGAGATGGTAAATTTGAAATAACTCCAATGATGCCCAAACATCAGTTATACATTACTGGTATACCCAAAGGAGCAATCCTAGATAATTTTCGAATCCAAAGAGTATACTGGTCTTCATACTATGAAGATGATATAAGAGGATATTTATTTCAAATCACGGATAGCTATCCTAAACTCATAATTAAATGATAACACATGGAAGCAATAGATTATGTAAAGTTATTTAAACTCGATCAAGAGAACTATGATTTCAAAAGGGAAGAGTTTATTTCCGAATTAGGTAAAGAGTTTCTAGATTATTGCCAAACTACTACCATAGGCGTTAATCATGAAACTCACCAAATATATTATTATCGGTTCAGGGAGATCATTAAGAATTTCGAAACTAAATTCTGGGCAATCTCTAATCTCAAGGTAGGAGAGGCATTTACACAAAACCTATGGAATGCTTTCTTTGCCACGCAGGTAGTACCTTTAAGAACTAAAATGTTCCCGGACGTTCAAAGATTTATCGAAAAAAGGAAAAAGGAATGCCTCAGAGAACAAGACAAAAAACAAACTACCTATAAAAAGAGAAGTCATGGCAAAGGAAATCCTAGACCTTCACGGCAATAAATTTATTGCCAAGAATTGGAAACTTTGCCTTAGTATTTCCGTAGGCAAATATGATAAATTAATTTTCACCAGGGATTATGTCTCTGGTGATTCTTTTAATTTGGCAGTGAAAGGAAAAACCTATAAGGCATACTTTTATAACCTTAGTATTAATTGCTATGTATGTTATAGATTAGAGCTAATAGGATATGATGAATCTAAAGATATAAGAAAAGCTTATTTATATGGCAAAAGAAGATAAGATAGTAAGATTCCCTCGTCCTTTGGGGGCCACTGCAATGGCTTTAGAATACCAAAAGACACATGAGGAAGAAGCATTGATCAAGGTACAGAATTACCTTATTAACCAATGGTTGATGGGTAATGGAGTTCTATGTGGAATAACCTATGATATCAATTCATTCTCTAACAGATTAGGAATTGATATAGAATACGTACGGGTATTCATGAGAGACAGATTATTGTCCTCTAGAATATGGGATAAGGAAAAACAAGAAGAATTACTTAATGCGTTACTGGGAGAACAACTAGCATGGGCCTTAGAGGATAGAATGGAGATATCTCATCAGTTACAGATATTGAGAGATTCCCAAGGCGGTAAATATACTCCATTTATCTCGGCAGAGGTCAATAAAACATTAAAGCTCAAGCTGGAATCATCTACCTCTTTACAGTCTATTATTCGTAACCTTACTGGTGGCAGTACAACTAATATCTTCAATCAGTTTAATCAACAGAATAACCTGGGTTCTGAAAATACTATATCTGTAGAAGAGGCTAGAACTATAGTATTGGAATCTCAAAAGGTTCTCTCTAAAACTGAAGAAGCAAAACTCTTAGAGGACAAATATGATATCAAATCATTACCCGAAGTAGTTGCAACTAAGCAAGAGGGAGTAGATACGTCTAAAGAGGGCCTTAACCTTAACAAGAAGGAACTCAATCAAATTACAGATAATTATAAGGCTGCTATGGAACTATCTTCTAAAGAGCATCATGAATTACGAAGGGAGATTGAAATGAGGATTGATACTGATGCTTCTGATCCAGAGATGGATAGGTATTTAGAGGATGATGAGATAATGGAAGTAGATGAGGATACATCCATTGCTGCATCCTTTCTTAACAAGAGAAAATAACTTAGAGGCTACCTCTTAAAGGTGGCCTCAGTTGTGTATTATGGGATTTTGCTAATTAAATTAAAAGTATTATATTTGCATATCAATTTTAAATATAGACAAAAATATGAAAACAACGAACCAAGAACACCAGGAAACCCAGATTAAAAACATTAAACAGGGCACTTACTTTAGACTCAAACCCATAGATACTGCTCCAGTATGGGTAAGAGGAGAATACAACCGTTTCTGCGGTAAATACTCATGCTATAAATTCGATGATACCAATCATGAAAAACTCATGAAAGGATCTCAAACCATATACATTAACTTTACATTTTAACTTATGTTCAACTTATTCAGAAACAAAAACAAAATCCGAGTAATCAAAAGCCGTAGACTTATTGATTTACGAAAGGTAGAGGGTTTAAAAAACTCCTATAACATTGTTATCAACGAGGCTATCTTAAATGATTTCCATTCAAGGGTTCAAACCATACTCAACGAACTTCACATTTACGATGATAAGATGTACGTTGAGGCATACAAAGAATATCAAGATCATTACAAGGTATACGACATAGTACCAGACTTATTATTGTACAAGATACCAGAACTATTTGCTACATGCTATCCAAAAATCGAGGATATATCTAAGGACTTTGTTTTTAGATTCTTCATCTTGGATGAACTCTACTATGAAAATCTTCCGAAGGAGTTTAAATTAGAAGAATTACTTGAGGATACCCTTAAAGAGTTATATTCAAGGGTATACCCATATTTAACTCATGATAAGCTATCGGTAAAGGAATATATTGAACTTATCCGGTGTAACTATTGTAAAAACTGGGACAAACTATGGTATAATTCTTCTCCTTCTTTACTCAAGAACTACTTTTATCAATGTACGGATGCTATTATGGAATATACCGATGAAGATTGCTTAACGGTAGTCACTAATATCCTCAAAAGATGTGCAGAGGAACTCAATGAGAAATTACAACTAACCCATAAAAATGAAGGCTATGAATAAGAAGTTTAGATTTGTTACAACTACCATATTAGGTAGTGTAGTTGAGGATTATATCCGATTCGTTGGAGATAATTATGGAATAGACCGGGAAAAGTTCCTTGAAAAGTTTAGGGCTAAGCTAAATAGCCAGATTAAAACCAACAAGGAACATGCCGAATTGATGAAGTATGAACCAAATCATATCATCATTCAAACTTCTCGTTTCATTTCAGTAGAATCAGAGTATATCAATCATTATCTCTGGGTATTTACTAACAAGAGTGGCAAAAAATATGACTGGGAATTAACTAGATTCAGAATTGTATGAAAAAATCCTATTACTTATCAATCGAACAAAGAGGAATCATTAGACGAATACCTCTTCAAGAGGAAGACCTCGATATAAAGGGTATCCTTGATGCTATCATTAAAATATACTGTTTAATAAATGAACCCGATGAAAGGCTTATCGATAAAGAAGACTTAATCCAGGATATCAGGCGTATAGATTCGATCTATATCGAATACGTAGAAACTTATGAAAACGATATACAACTGATTGAACAACGTATACCTATGGGAGAAACCCTTATTACCCTTGAAGCCCTGGTCGATATGGTTATAGAATCCTAGGCATTAACCTTATAGAAAGGCAGTCTAATCCACTGCCTTTCTTAGTGTCTAACACATCCTCAGCCACTTTAAAAATAAAAGTATATTATTTTGTAGTATAAATAAAAAGTATTATATTTGCATATCAATTTTAAATATAGACAAAAATATGAGAAGCCCAGTAACTTACAATCAGGATGAACAACTTGCTCAAGTAGTAACTAAGTTCATAAAAAACAAATCAGACTTTGATTTAGACCATTACGAGAAAAAGAATCTCTATAACCTGTTAATGACTGAATTATATCAATTATCTGAACTTCATAATCTTCAGGTAATCGACATCAATTCTTTCAATCATTATCTAACTACCTATTACACTTTCACTTTCGAAAGTATGGTAACCTTAGATACAACCCAAAAGAAAAACGAGGCTGCCGATGCTGCTTTGAATTTCATGAGAAACTTTACCGATGGTGATGGTATATTCATCTCATTCACCAGACTGGATTCTAACCAATGGATTTATCAACTTAACTTTAGAATATCATGAACGAAGCCGAATTAAAAGAACAAGCCAGATTATTACATCTGGATCAGATACAAGAATATCCCTGGGTCTCAGCAGACCCAGAGGATGCTGAATCCTATATTAGGACTTATAGAGATACTAACGTACACTTGTACTACGATTATTTACTTGCTAACGGAATAGGAGAAGTAGAAGAATGAGAATCATAATTGAAATCACTAATTATCCCGGGCCTCAACTATTAGGTATGCCCTTAGAGGTAGATATGGATACATACAATGCCATACTAAACCTTGTAAATGAAGATTCACCCTCTAGCCAAGAAAAGGTATGTAAACTTATAGTAAACCATGCCGTATTAAACAAAGTCGAATTTGAACAACTGTTATCACAGATAAAGGATGATAAGACTGAAATGAATATACTTATACCGATAGCTACTGAGGCATCTCGAATGATCTATACATATGCGAAATACCTTGAAGATTCAGTAAAAGATGTTATATTAAAATCCCTTCAGGGCCTGTCAGAAAGACAGAAAGTCGAAATCCTTAACGACATATTAAACCGTTATTCTATATCAGAATCTTAACCAGTTGTTTTCATATCTTTAGGGGTAGGATTATAACTTACACAGAGCCTACCCCTTCCTCAGTTATATTTGCATATATTAATTATTATGCTTATATTTGCAATGTGATAAGAAACTAATTTATTATTAACATTTAAATATAGACACATTATGGTAAACCTTTACAAACTCACCAGCTTACTTGAATCAGGGATGACAATCTTCCAACTTAATCAATGGAAAAGCGAAGGCATCTGGCATCCAATTACCTCTTATAAAAAAGAATCCGATGAAATCGAGGTAGTTACTAACTTATTTGTACCTGATGCAGACAAATTCCACATTCAACTATCTGCTAACTATGATACAGAAGAGGAAATTGCTGATTGGGATACTTTCCTTAAGGAAAACCAATGGAAACTATACCCATTGCTCAAGAATATCCTTGATGTATTCTTGCCTAATCATGAACCTGGGTATCAATTCTTCTATACCCAATACCCTGAGGGATTTATATCAGTAATTGCACAACCTTTAACAGAGAAATAACCATGAAAAAGTATTTATACTCATTAGTAACAATAGACGAATCAGATACATATGAAGAAGGTCTATTACAAACCTTATTTACATCAGATACTGAGGATATCCATCAAGCTCTCCTTGAGGGATTAGCTAAAGCCTTTGAAGGTAACATACTAGAACCTGAAGACTGGGTAGAATGCCTATGTTACTGGGAACTTATAAAATCTAATCCCGATACACTAGATGTCTTGGAAACTATCCATAAAAATACATCAAGCCGATGATGAAGATTATATAAGGCTTCAGTAGGTAATCGGGGTTATTGCATATATTAATTATTATGCTTATATTTGCAATGTGATAAGAAAAGATATAAAAATAATTATTAACCGACCTCAAACAGGTCATCAAAAACATTTAACATTATGAATACTTTACATTCAACTTCAATGCTTGCTTCAATCTTGGTACAAAACCCGTATCACATTATCTCTATCCAGGGTTCATTACCGATGTCACATGCTCAAAATACATATGACTTCGAAATCGATGAGGATGACCCACATTATCAGGAATTATCAGACAATTCACTCGAAATGCTCTGGGTTTATACCTATGCCGACAAGGAATCTCTAGAACAGGACTTAATGGAAGACCTTAATCAAATGGATTTGCTCAGAGGTGCTGATGACCAATACTTTGATTATAACGTAGACGAATTGGACATGGTACTCTATGGTGCAACCCTTATCTTTGAACAAGAGAAATACAAACCTCTCATCCTTCAAAAATTGCACCATTACCAGGACAACTTCGATGAGGAAGAACATTGCGAAATCATTGATTACTACATCAATCTCCTCGAAGACCCAGAAAATCTTTACCATGATGCTGAACAAAGGATTGCTCTTTTAAAAGCCCTTATCCTGAAAAACAAATAATACTTACTCATATGAATAACTCAAGCTTAAACTCACTTTTGATCAATCTGATACAATCATTATCAGATTACCCATGGATGGAAATCATTGTCAACTCTAACGGAGAAAACTTCGATTACGAATTAGAACAACTCCTAAATGCTGGTCATACGGAAATAGATCTATTCCTTCAAACGGATGACATGGTACTCAATGCCTATCCCCAAGAAGAAATCGATGAACCCAATCTATCCTTCATCCTAGAAAACATTACGTATAACTTATACATAGATTAGCATGAGAACAAAACTTATAATCATATCATCAATTGCCATGGCTCTAGTAGTCATGGCGTTCCCTACTAATAAATTCCAACCTAAAACAGTATGGGAACACTACTGCAAGTATACATTGCATATACACCCATCCCAAGCAACTGAGGATCAATACGATCACTTCATAGATTGCTGGTCAGGAGATGACGAATATCAATATCTCTATGACTACTACGAGAACAAATACCCAGAGTATAATCACCAACTAAAACATTACGGAAAATGAAACTAACAATCACACTAACAATCACAACCTTAGTAATAATCGAAGATCACGAAGTACAGGATGTAATACATTCTCTAAACGAAAACCCAGACAAGGCCAAAGAGGAAATCATAAGCCAAGTAAATAACATATACGGTAGCGAAGAATTAACTTTCTACAGTATTCAAGGTATAACCGAATACTTCGATCACGTACATCTAGAATGCCAAGAAATATCCTTACAAACATCTACTGATCTAAAAAACATTACACTATGAAAAAGAAAAACAAGAACCCCATATACATACCAGGCCAAGATAAATGGTCTGAACATTTCCCAACTCCAGGCAAACTATCCTCAGGAAACTTCGGATATATGTTCTGTAATCCTAGTTCAGACTTCAACAACCTACTCCGTACTCAGAACAAATTAAAACAGAAAAGAAAATGATACCACTAATCCTAACAATACTCTGGGCATCCTCAATATCCTTAGCCCTGATAGCGAATGAATACCACTACCAACATCCCACCAACCCCAACCAAAGAAAAACAAAAATAAAATATTACCTACAACAAACCTTATACCTACTAATCCTAATCCTAGGAGAAATCTTAATCCTAAGATACATACACTAATACAAAGCCCAGTATATAAAAACAAAAACATACTGGGCTTAACTATGTACAAATCCTAACTAAGATACACCTATATAAATTAATACATACTAACAATCAATATACTATTCAAGGTCTCTTCCGGGGGTTGCGAAAATTGGGGCACACTATACCCAGCCTTATCCCAGGCACTATACACCACATACCATATAGCTCATACGTATCAGTCAAATGGCTACCAGGCCATATTACATTTATACCTAAAATATTGCCAAAATAGGGCCATTTTGTGTACCTAAATCCCCTTAATCCTAGACCCCTAATGGCCCCTAAATTACCTTATCCGATTACCTTTATCAGGTACTATTATATACATATATACTAATTAAATAACAAGGTAATATGAAACACAGAAGACATCCTAATTTTCCATCCTATAGGTTTTACTCAGATCATAGGATAATGAACAAAACCACTAATCGTTTCATTAAGGTTAAACCTCATATGAAGCTAATAGATTCCGAAGGTAAACGTAAAAGTGTTACCTCAGATAAACTCTTTAGTCAACTATTTCCTAATCTGTATTCTTGGGAGCCATATAAGGCCTTACGTACTAAAGCTATAATACCTAATAAAAAGCCTAGAAAGAAATATACTAAGGCCTTCATTAATAAGATTAAAGAAGAAGCAAATACAAAAACCTATGATGAACTTATTAGGGAGTATAATATACCAATGGGTACTATAGGTTATTTATTAAAGAAAGGTAGGTCCTCGGATAATGGCAATATAATTATTAATATCAATAGGGTAATTATTAAGAAATAGGTAATATGGTCCTAGAGCTTTTGCAGTTATTGGCTAAGCATTTATATTAGCATTAATTGCAAGGTTTCTAGGACTTATGGTGTTATGGCCTTACCCCATCTGAGGCCTCAGTAGGATTTGCATAAATAAATAAAAAGCATTATATTTGCACTATAAACAATTAAAAATATATAGATATGAAAACAGTACAATTTAATGCAAACTCAATCCTCAACGGTAACAATTATCCTATTGCCTATTATTATCCTATGGCCAAAGACCTGGTAGTTATCTCTACTGGCTCTGACGATTCTATTATCCCAGACCCAGACTCAGAAGATTACTCAAAATATATCATACCTATCCTAGAAGCCCTTCTAAAGACTGAATACCAGTTATATCTTGCTTCGATTACTTCTATCTTTACCGATTACAAGGGTACTCATACCTGGATCTTCACTACAGGCACTACCTATTCCGATGCCGATATCGAATATATCCAAGCTACCTTATACAAGGTATTCTGCAAATACAATAGAACCTGCGAACCAATCGTAAACTACGTTAACAATACGTTTATCATTACCGATATCTATTCATATTAAACTATCGCTAACTACGTTATCCTCTATAAGCCCAGCCTATCTTAGGTACTGGGCTTTTCTTATATAGCCTAACTCTAGGCCATCATTGGACTTGTCTAAGGCTTACCTTAGGCCTAATTATGGGGCCTTAGTTCCCTAGGTCTTACTTCTGGGCATTGATATAAAAGCCTGCTAGTCACCTAATGGCCTTCATGGTATATTAATATACAGATAATAATTACCGGACCACGTGGGGCCGAATTTTCCCTAGAGGGCCCTTTGCTATCCCCATTCTATATCCATCAATATACCAATAATCCTATCCCACAACCAATGCCCCAATCCAAACCCCTACCACCCAATTTTGCACGAATTTTTTTTTGTAAAAATATTTTTAAAGAATATTTTTTGTAAAGATAAATCTTAAAATTAAAAATTTCATAAAAACAAATCAATTAACTTTTATTTGAAATCTTTGGGAATTAATTTAGAAAAATTCTATAAAAAAATCTTTCAAAATTTTTAATAGAAAGTTCTAATCAAATTTTTCTCTAAACAAATCTTAAAATTTTAGGGTATTTATTGCTATATTAAATACTATGCTTATATTTGCAATGTGATTCAAAGAGAATCACAAGCGAGATATTAACTACTGTTGTATTGATAGTATAATATCATTTGACTTCTTGAACAATTCTAGAGATAATTAATTACGTCTCTCTCGTTTTCTAATTGACTTCTAACTTATCGAGAGAGAATATAATAATAATAACCTAAAGTTAGAAGCGTTTAATTATCATGGAAGAAAAAAATCTTTCTCAGAGTGTTGTAGTTAACAATGTTGTAGAAAATTCTACTAAAAAAGTTAACAAAGTTAGTGCTAAAAAAGCTATTGCGCAAGCAAAAGCAAACGGGACTATAAATCTAGATTCAATTTTCAAAAAATTAGAATCTAACACGGATGGACTCTTAAAAACGAGTTTAGGAAAGAAAACAGAGATTTATATTGAATCTCTGTTTAATGGACTAAACGAGAAACAAAAAAAATCTGTTCGCAAAAAGTTTAGAAATAATACTTTCTCAATTCTTGACGGGATTTGTAGAGCAAACGAAGAAAAAGACAAAGCAAAACTTAAGAAACTCGTAACAGCTTTTAAAGAGTTTTACAAAGAAGTTTACAAAGTAAATGATTTTTCTTTTGCTTCAATTGCGAGCGAAAACACGAAAGATACAAAGAAAAAGGTATTAGTGAAGGGCTTAAACATTGTAAAAAATTTTAAGTAATATTAATCAGAGAGGGAACAAAATTGCTCCCTCTCATAAAACTTTAAGAATATGAATTTTGATTTTAAAAACTTTACACCGTATTCTATTGATAAATCGGACGGAATGATTAATATAGCCGTCTTAGATTTAAAACATCTCGAAAATGATACTGATGATATGTATAATCAATTAGATAAAGCATTTAAAGATATAGACGCTTCTCTAATTGAGGACGGACATACAAGAATCGTTGAAAC